AAATTAACGTCAGATGGGACGCTTAGATTTATCACAGACATATCTAAAACATATCCACTTAGATGTTTATCTAGCTTTGTAGTCTTTACAAATGGATAGATTCCAGCGCCATCAGCCTCCTCTCCTGTTAGTGGGCAGTGTATGTATCGATACCTTGCTCCAGCCTCCGATGAGGAATCCGCCCAACCAAGTGAGTACCGCGAAGCTTGAGCGTATGCAAAAAACTTACTTTGCAATTCTGCGGGAATTAAATTATCCCAAATCCTAATCACTTTTCCGCTAGGAGTTACGTGCTTCATGCTGCCATCCTTTGGTCAGCCTCGAACTTTAGTTGCGCTTCTGTCTTCATAGCATCCCCTCAAAATGAACATTGGTTTGTTCTGATGACTCGTCTTCCCACCTACGCTGGTTCAGCCATGTACTGGGGAACGGAACGAATTGCCCACCATCCTTCAACCAGTCGGTTGATTGCTTGGATGTGTTGACAGATGCAAGCATCTTGGCAAGGACGGTCTCATCAGGATTGATCTTTGTGAACGCCTTCAACGCCTCGGCCTTCGCCACCTTGCGCGGGTATGCTGACCAAAAGGAATCGAACCACTCCGTAGGTAAAGTGGGTTTAAGGGTTCTTGGGTTCTTGGGTTTGTGGGTTGCATCCTGAATCGGTTCTGGAATCTGTTCTGATTTCAGCTCTGATTTCAGAGATTCCTTCTTGCTGATCTTGGCTTTGTTGGCTCGTCTCGCAGACTCAGCCTTGCCGTGGTACTTCTCGATCTCGAAGTCGCAACGATCATTTCTCCAGCCATCGTCAGCCTTCGTGAAGAACTCGTGCAACACACGATCAACGTCTTTGGCATGGTCGCGCATGGCGATCAAACGAGCGCAGTCTTCTGATTCGAGGGGGAGTGGCTTCTCTTCTGTGTAGTACACATCCATCAGCCTGCGGTACGCGAGGTCTTCGGTTTGGCTGAGATGCCTTGTCTTCGTCAGGTAGTCCCTGATGTGGAATTGATAGCTGAACATTTAATCCTTTCTTACCTTTCTTTTGATACCCCGAAGGGGCAGGGAACACTGGTCGAAAGGAACAAACTACCAGTGCTTTCAGTTCTTAGAGCGACCAAGAACCTACCCTGCGGGACGGAGTGTCACGCATCTGAAAATAAAAAGCAAGCATACCCATGTGGTTTACTTGGTCTTTATTGTAGAAAGCTACAATAACTTGTATAATCACGGGGAAATCCTGTATAAATTGCAGGCTTTTAATTCAAATCTCTTTACAATGCGTCAACAAAAGGAACGCCATGTCAGAACAAAACGATCAGTTTTTGAGTGTATGGAACGCCTCATGCACAACCGACCCGCGCCACGTTAAATCGTTCAGCAGGGGCGGCGGCTTCTCCGGCACAGCCATCAATCACACCTACCAACTCCGCAAGGCCACCGAAATGTGGGGGCCAATGGGCGGCATGTGGGGAGTGCATATCATCGAGCAGGGTCTCATGCACGGCACACCGATCATCGTCGATGATGTCACCGAGGAGTGGACACTGGACGACAAAGGTGAGCGGGTACTAACTAAGTTAATCAGCCACAAGCATTCTGTGGCCTGCGAGTCTGTCCACTTCGTCAGGATAAAGCTGCGCTACCCGATCTTCGCAAAGAACGACTTGGGTCAGGATGTTCACACCGGTACTGGTGAGGTGGAGCATTTCGGTCAGACGACCTTTGTCGGAAAGAACAAGAACGGCTATTTCACGGACGAGGAAGCTCCAAAGAAATCCTTAACAGATGCTATCGGCAAGGCTCTGTCAATGCTGGGATTCTCTGCTGACATCTACCTCGGCCTGTGGGATGACAACAAGTACGTCAACGACCGCAAGGCAGAAGCCGCCAAAGCTGGCGCACCCAAAGCTGAGATCAAGGCCAAGATGACAGCCGAACAGGTGGACGCATTGAAGCGCAAACTGTCCGAGTGCAAGTCAAAAGATACCCTCCGTGGTCAGTTCGCTCTTCTGTCTGAAGATGAGAAGGCTGTGACCGAGGAGTTCTGCAAGGCGCTGGCTAAAGGTTTGGAATGAACCCAAACCAAAAGACAGAGCAGTGGCACAAGGACAGAGAGGGGAAGCTGACAGCTTCTGCTTTCGGCCAGGCGGCAGGACTCGGGCCTGGGTCACGGCAACAGTTGTGGCGCAGGATGATGGGGCTGGAAGAACCTTTCGTTGGAAACACGGCAACAGATTGGGGTGAACAGAATGAGGCTACAGCGATTGAAGAGTATCGTAATCGGCATTTGGAATCGGGTGATTCCCTCGATTTGGTGGGGTTCGTACCGCATCCGGAGATGGCTTGGCTTGGTGGTTCACCCGATTTTCTTGTTGGGGGTGCGGGGTATGGCGAGGTCAAATGCCCATACTCCCAAATCCTCTACCCCGAAATACCACCGTACTACATGGCGCAGATCCAAGGCGGGATGCAAATCACAGGAAGATCCTACTGCGACTTCGTGGTATGGACGCCGGAGATGATGTCTGTCACAAGAGTGGACAGATCAGAAGAGTATTGGGACTGGCTGCATCTGCGGCTGGCTGACTTTTGGTGTTGGGTGGTAGCCCAAGTAGAGCCACCAAGAGAAAAGAAATCCCAACCACCAAAGCTCAAATCACATGCAACTTTTATTTACAAATTGAAGGATTAAAAATGGCAAATCTATCAGGTGTTTTCCGTATCGGTCGTGACGCAGAGATCCGCAAAACCGCCAGCGGCGAGGATGTCTGCAACCTATCCCTAGCCTACAACTACGGTCGCAAGGGTGAGGATGGGACTCGTCCATCACAGTGGATAGACGCAAGCTTGTGGGGTAAACGTGCGAACACTCTCGCTCAGTACCTAGTCAAAGGACAGTTGATATATGCCGTAATCAATGACCCTCACATCGAGGAGTTCAAGAAGAAGGATGGCGGAGCTGGCATGAAGATGGCTGGATCTGTCGGAGAGATTGAGTTGATCTCTGGCGGGACAAAGAAGTCTAGCGAGCCAAAGCCTGCGCCGGAAAAAGAATTCCCTGAGCAAGACGACGACCTGCCCTTCTGACCATGCACCCAATCGTTCAAGTCATGTCCGACAACAAGGAGCTATTCAGTGATGACTTCATTGCATGGCTCCCTGAGAATCTCCATGTATGGGACGCATTTGTTGGAGAGGCCAACAAGGTTCGTAGCAAAGGATTCAAGCACTACTCTGCGCGAACCATCATCCATGTGTTGAGACACCACTCTGCCGTAGCCGAGACTGGCGGCGAGTGGAAGATCAACAACAACCACAGTCCGTACTTAGCACGACTGTTCGACCTCATGTTCCCTCACTATGTGGGGATGTGGGAGTACCGAGAAACCAAGAAAGTAAAAAAATGAACGAGCAACAAGAATTTATTGGCGCTATCGCTGGCGGCAGTGGGCATGAGCAAAAAATCAAAGACCCTTGGTCTCACCGCTCTGAAGGTATGCGCTGTAAGACCTGCATCTGGTTTGTCCCAAAGAAGGCAGAGAACAAGCTTGGCTACGACTTAGGTCGATGCCGCCGTCACGCTCCAACAATGAACGGATACCCCGTAGTGTTCGTGAATGACTGGTGCGGCGATCACCGTATTGACGAAAACAAATTTTAAAGAGACACCAATGAAACAGCAACGCATCTATATCGTAGGCCACGGCCAAACCATTCGCTTGGTTCGCGCCTCTCATCGTTCACAGGCACTGAGCCATGTCGCCAAGTCTTTGATTAACGTCAAGGTTGCAAACCAAGACGAACTGGTCGAGGCTCTTGGCCGACAGATCGCAGTAGAGAATGCCTCCGATGGAGAGCAAGGAGAGTTAGAGCTATGAAAGAAGTGATCGGAGTCGGAGAGATTGCACGAATGCTTGGGGTTGTACCTGAGACAGCCCGTCAGTGGTGCGTCTCAAAAAAGATTCCGGCATTTCGGTTCGATGAGAACGGTCGGTGGAAAGCCTACCGAGAAGATATA